ATGCCACCTCGTGCAACTGTTACGTCTGCATCAGCCGCTACCCCGCTACCATCCCAGTAACGTATCGTTACGCTTGTGCCGCCACGTATTACAAGTATTGTTGTTGCAGCGTTATTTTGTACATACCACATAGTACCTACTGGGATGTTTGTCTGAGATCCGCCTGTGTTAGCATATGTATCAAAGTTAGCTGTACCTGCGCCTGCGCCAACAAAGTAAATTGATTGTGTTGCGTTAGCTTGCTGGAATGGTGTGTGCGTTGCTACTGTGTCAAATGTTGTTGAGTCATTAATGACAACACCTACACCTACAGGCTGAAAATTACCTTCAGCATCTACTACTTCAGCGCCTGATATTTGATCTGCTGCTGTATGTAATGCAGTACGAAGCTTCTCAGTACCATCGTAATATATTCCTGTACGGGCGCCATCGAAACCCTTAACTGCTAGATCAACACCAGCAGAATTCCATAGTTCAACATCAGTGTCACCAGTGATACTTGTAGTTGCATCTGGATCAGCATACAAAAATGGTCGAACGTCACCTGCGTTGTCTTCACCAGTAATCGAAAGTGGCGCTCCGTGTATCTCGCTTCTGATATAGAATGTTGCACCAGCCGCTGTGTAACCTATTGCTGCACGTTGCGTACCGTCTTGATGTGCGAAGCTAAGGTATCGTGTCTGACCATCAGTGCTGGTGTCGCTGTATAGTGTTGCTGCACCACTTACACTTGTGCCAAATCTTTTTATAGCATTATAGTAAATATCAACGCTTGCATTGGCGTCCGCATACATTGCTAATTCTGAAGATCCACCAACACGCAATCTAAGATCAGTTGGACAGTTTATATCCACAACAGAATCAGTATTCATATCTAAAAATGTAAACGTACCTCCTGATGCGTTAGTACCTATAATCGTTAAATCACCACCTCGCATCATGTTACGAATATTGAAATTGTTGTTTACAGTCGTAAAGCCAAGCTCGGCAATGTCATCATTATCTGCTAGATCACGGAAGACAAGTTCAGCAGTTACGTTTTCAGTTGTCGGTGGTGTTGCTGTATTAATATCAGCATTAATTACGAATGTTGTTGAACCGCTGCCACCGCCAATGTCATTATTAAATATACTTAATGGAATTCCAGAGATTGTTTCGGCCCAATTCGTTGTACTTGTTGTACCAACTAAACGATCAGTGCCAACTACTGCACCAGACTTCTCTGCTAATTCATCTACTGTTAGCGATATAGATGGAGTTGCGCCGCCAGTTGATGCAACACCTGTTCCACCTGCAACACTTGTTACTGTGCCAACATTGTCTGCTGATAGTACACCCGACGTTGCTGTTATGCCTGAACCAGCTAATGCCGTTGCAAAATCAGCACCACTTTCTTTTGCTGCTGTGCCAGATACGCCGCCATCTAAGAATAACAAGTAATCTGTTGCTGGTGCGTATACTGCTTCTGCTGCTTCGCTCAAGTCAACGTCAATTGTCATAGTACCTGACGTTGTAATTGGATTTGTGCCTGATATATCTACTAGTGTACCAGCAGTAAGTCCAACAGACGTTACTGAGCCAGCACCAGATGGGATTGACCAAGCACCAGACCCGTCAATATAATATGTTGCGCCAAGACTGTTACTACCTGGGACAACACCCTGTACTGTTGATGCAGTAGCAAATGCATCTAGCAATACTGTTGCTTGTGTTCCAGTGAGTTCTGCTACTAGGCCACCAGCACCTGCTATGTTACCTAAGAATACATCATCAGCTACTACGTTTTGCATCTTAGCATATGTTACCGAATCAGCTTGTATAGTAGATGTACCCGTTACGTTACCGCTACCATCGAACGATGCACTAGTCCATGCAACATCACCAGTCATGCCAATAGTACGACTAGTAGCTAATGATGTTGCTGTTGTTGCGTTGCCGCTTAGTGCTCCGCTAAATGTACCAGTAGTCAATGTTCCTGTAGTTGCTGCGCTATACGTTAGGTTTGCATCTGTTAGTGGTGCTTCGTTACCAGTGGCATTATCAGTCATTACTAGGAATGTTGATGTACTTGCAGTATCAGCAACAGTAATTAGTGATGATGATGTAAGCGCGCCACCGACAACAAAGTCTGTGCTATCACCATCTGTAAACACCAATGTACTTGGGTTATCATTGCGTACCCAAAGCTGTCCTCGCGTTGCTGTATCACCACCTGCTGCTGCCTTTTCTTCTAGATATAAAGAACCAAGCGGTGAGTAGATGCCTGCTGCATCAGTAGATAGTGCGATAGAATTTGATGTAGGCCAGTATAAATGTGTGCCCGTCGCATAATCCCCTACTAATATTGGTCGATAGAATGTATCAGTTACATCATTTACATACATATCTATAGCAGAATCGGGAACAAAGTTACCGATTGTCAAATCCATGTCAGCACCTTCAATGACACCTATATCCCAGAGTTGCCAATCGCCTAGTGACCAGCCACCTACTGTGGCTTCAGCTATATCTGAATCTGCTGGCGGATCTGAAACAGTATTAAGAACATCGAGAATACCTATGTGTCCGCCGCCGTATGTAAATACGCTGCCGCCGAGTGGATCAGGATCTGACATTCTTATTTGAAGATGGCCGCCTCCTGTCGTTTCAAATGTACCATAAAGTGTTGGATCTTCCCAACTTGTAAGTTTTAATTTCGAGTCATCGCTAAGTTCAAAATACTTATCGCTACCTGTCAATGTTAACGTGCCACTTGGTCCTTCATCAACAAGGTCATAGAACCATTCTACAGTAATCACTGTAGGAGCAACACCATCGTTAGCAATTTCATATACGCCATCATTAGTAGTTCCTGAACCACTAATAGTAATTACTTGTCCAGGGAAGAATCCTTCGGTCAAGAAATCTGATCCGCCCACTCTTGTAATTGTATCCCAGGTTCCAGCTTCAGTAATTTCTAGTGTAGTTGCATTTGTTGTAATTATTCCATCATGGAATGCTGCAATAGTACCAGATTCACCTACAAAATCTAAATCACGAGTTTCAGACGGGAACGATATTGCACCTGTTATAAGATTAAATTCTAAGTTGCCATCTTGTACTGTTATTCTTTTAGACATTTATTATCTCTCGTTTATGGCAGTTAGTCTAGCACCAAACTCAGCGTTCAACTGAGGAACTGCGGCTAATGCTATCACATGTAAATCATCTAAGTCTGCACCTGTAAACTCATCACAAAGTATCATATACCTTCGCCCTATTCCAGACATATGCCATGCTCGTCTATCACCAGAATGATTACTATTGATAAAATTATCTATTTTAGCTTGAAATGCGTCTAGTTTTTCTTGATTAGTCATGGTTACCTACCTAAGTTATGCTAGTATTTATCACAAATTGTTTAAATTTTCAGATCAGGTATTTGGCCCAAAGAAAAGGGGCACCGAAGTGCCCCGAAATCTTGTGCTACTAAATTCTTCGGTTTAGAAGAATGTTAGGTCACCTGCGCTGATTCCAACCTGAGATAGGTAGTCTGCCGCGTTACCCAGAGAGTTAGCTGTGTTAGATAGCTCTTGGTAGCCGTAACGTGTCATAAAGCTTACTACAGGCTCGAATGTTGCTGGATCCATTACTGGACCTGTTGACATTAGAGGAATGTAAGGGCAATAGAACGCCGCTGCATCTGTCTCTGTAGGACCCTTATAACCAATTAGTACTGCTGTATCATCAGCAGCATACTGGTCAGAGTAAACCTTCATGCTGTTATTCAAAGTACCTACAAACTTGGTGTTTGTTGGTGCTTCGAACGTACCTTCTGTAGTACGAGCGAACGAAGAAGTTGTAGCTGACTGCAACACTGTTAGTGTTGTAGGAGATACTACTGCCCAGTTTGCTGCGCCACGTCGTGTACGTGCTGCAACTAGGTTAGCTTGCTGGTTAATCATTACAGCCAGTGCAGCGTGCTCGTCACCTACGTAAGTAGCTGTACCTGATACTGCGCTCTGGTCGAATGTTACTGGTGCTGCTCCTGCTAGTACACGAAGACGGCCGATCAACTCTTGGTCGATTTCAACTGTGATTTCTTGTGCTAGTGCTTGCATGATTTCAGCTTCAATGTCGATGCCATGAACTGCCTGTGCGTCTTGTGCAGACTCAAAAGTCCAACGTGCAGATAGCTTACGTGAGCGAGCTTCTACAGTCTCTTTGAGAATCTGGATGCTTAGGCGGTTACCAGGAACACCTTCAAGTGCTGCTGTTCCCGCTGCTGCTCCTGCAGGTGATACTTCATCACCAGAATAGCCACGTGCTAGGTCAAACGGACCAAGTGCTTCCGTTCCTGCAGTTACACCTGATTGTGAATCAGCGTAACGTACACGTAGAGTGTGAATCTGACCAACTGGTCCTGTCATTGGCTGTACGCCTAGGATTTCGTTAGCGATCACGGTAGGCATGACACGTCGGATCAACGGTAGCATTACCTTATTTAGTGTTGCGATGTTACCAGCGCCTGTTGCGCCTGCTGTTGCAGACTCTTTCAATTGCTGTGCGCGAGTGTTCTCTAGAACAACCGCTAGTGAATCACGACGGGATCCTGTTAGCCCTTCAAGAAGAGCTTCTTTCGTCGCATTCCACTTACTTTCAAATAGCTTATCGGCCATTATCTTTCTCCTTACCTTAGTTATTTAATCCCAGCCATTTTCTGTAGCTGAGAAATTTCTGCGAGGTCACTTTGATCCTCTTCTGTCTGGGCGATCGAAGCCCTCTTATTACCTGTCTTTGCAGTCCTTACTGATTCCTTCAGTGGGGTGCGTTTTTGCTTTGTTACTGTAGTGCGTGTTACTGTGTCTTCTTTTAGGACTGCAGGAATGTATTTCTTAAATCCTTCATCCAATTTTTCAGTTTTAACTGTTAGTAGTAGCTCTTCCATTACTCCTCGATCCTTCTTGGACAATGGGCCAAGCAATTCGTTTAGCTTCTTATCACGATTAACGCGATCTTTTGCTGCACTTAGCTTGCGCTGAACTGACTCAGTTAGTTGCTTCTGTTTTGCATTTTCAATCTTCGTAGATTCGATTTGCTCGTTTAACTTAGCAACCGCATCTTGTAGCTTGCGCACTTCACCACTCTCATTCAAGTGTGATGTCATGTACTCGCCAACATATGCTTCAAAAATACGACGACCGAAATCGTTCTCGCGTGCTGCCTTAATGTCAGTACGGAAAGAACCAATCTCTTTCTTAAGCGATTCGTTAATATTCTTCTCAATTACTTGAGCAGCCTTCTTAACAAATGCACGCTTAGTCTTAACTAGTTCTTGCTTTCCTTCACTAATGATTTTAACACGTTGTTCAGCTAGAGCCTTCTTATCTTGGTGGAAATCTTTAACTTCTTCAGCAAGCTGCTTCAGTACGAAATCTTCAAGCTTGTGTACATTAGCCTTTTGAGTAGAGCGATCTGAACGTAGTTCTTTAATCTCAGTAGCTAGTGTCTCAGTGATGAAACGCTCTAGTACCTTAACGTGCTCTGCAATACGGGCTTTGTATGTAACTCTTTCTTCTGCTAGTGCCTTCTTATCTTCAGCGAACTCAGCAATCTCAGACTGAACTTTATCGTTTAGGAACTTGTCAATTGACTCGACCATGATAGACTTATCATGTTCAAACTTTTGAGCAAACTCTTCACGAAGTTCAGCAGTTAGTTCTTCCTTTGCTTCAACAAGCTTGGAATCCCATGCTTCTTGAATAGCGTCCCGCGCTTCCTCCGAGAGGTTAGTGCTTTCAGCTAGGATATCTGCGAACTTTGTCATGTGTCGTTCTCCTTATATCTTTAGGTCTTTAATAAACTTGGTGATATCTTTCGCAAGATATCGTGCTGCTACTTTATCTTGTGTTGCGTCTGTTGCAAGATTATACATTGTTTGTCCACCGCGCATGTTAAATAAACTTTCGTAAATAGTTCTTGGATAAGCGTCGGGAGCCGATGGTTGAGCAACGATATCGACCGTTATGATCTCAAATTCGCTTACTGCGCCATCATTTCCTACGTTACCTGAACCACGAGAGCTTACACCAAGTTTCGCGCCGCTTTCTAGTAATGTTCTTACAATTTGTCCTGTTGGAGTGGGTATAATCTTCAAACTTCCGTGTCCATCTCTGCCTACCATTCCCATCTCTTCGATAATGTGACTTACACGATCTAAGTTGATGGCTAGTTCTTCAGGATGGTCAAGCTCCCCAAGCACTGTCTCCCCTTTCTGAATTCTCTCATTAATCTGTTGTACAGCTTGATTGATTTCATTAATTGGGTAAACACGCTGGTTCTGATTTTTTACGTCGCCTTGAATGAAAATCCCTTTCATAAAAAGATCCTTACCATTCTCTCCTTCGACTAGCTTAATTTTAGCATTGTCGAATGACATAAATTCATATAGCTTGTTCATATACTAATAATACCTCGTATTAGTTGCCTTTTGGGCTACCCTTACTACCTAGTGGGCTTACAGCGCCTTTATCATCTTTGGCATCGAGTTTTGCAGACTGTTTCTCGCCTGATTTAACATCAATGTTAGATGTAGGTGTGTTGTCTTCGCCTTCGCCTACTTTCTTTGTTGACTCATCGCCACCCTTAGTCTGGTGCGGCTTGCCACCATGTTCTGCTTTAGATGGAGCTTTTGTAAACGGGCTTACTTTGCCTGTTGCGCCTTTCTTAGAGTTCTTGCCAGTTCCAGCTAGATCGCCTTCACTTGCAAGTGGGTTGCCTGAAACTTCATCCTGAAGTTTTGTAGCTTCGTCGAGTTCGTCAATAACCTCTTCGTACATGCTTTCTTCAGCGTACTCGTCCTCGCCGCCTAGCTCTACGTCGCCAAAACCTTCTGCGTCGTCAACTTCTAAGTCACCTTCTACGTCTACGTCTACGTCAAGCCCTTCTTCGCCGCCAATAATCTGTTCAAACTGTGCAGTTAGCTCTGCTAGCTGTGCTTCAACATCTTCGATACGGTCTTCAATTTCTTCTTCTTCTGCAGGCTCTTCCGAATCACCTTCTTCGTCGCCTAGCTCCTCTTCGCCTTCGTCATCATAAATTTCATCTGACTCGATTTCTTCCTTATCGGCTTCAATCTCGCTAGCAAAGTCTTCTTTTTCGTCGCCACCAAAATCTTCTTCAACAAGATCTTCGTACATAGTACGTGCTTTTTCAACGATGACGGAGTGTAGAAGTTCGGAGGCTGCATCTGCTTCTTCATTAATGAGTAGATCTAGGATCTGCTCAAGTTTCTGCTGGTGTGCCATTCCTTTTCTCCTTAATATAAAAAGTTAAGTTTGTTAACGTAATCTCCCACAGGCACAGAAAGTACTTGTAAGGATATTACAATACGTATTTAATGAATAAAGGGAATTATGCGCTAAAAGGGTATAAAAAACGCGCTTTTTAATATTTATCTATATGATATGGTGATTATACTAGTTTATTTGGGGGTTGCGGTAGTTGTGATAAATATTAGTATGGGTAAACGATTAACAACCACAGAATTTATTGCAAAGGCTAATTTAGTCCATGGTAAACTGTATGATTATTCAAAAACACAATACCGAGACACCAATACTAAAGTGTGTATCGTTGATCCTGAATACGGTGAATTTTGGCAGAGGCCAAATGACCATTTAGCTGGTCATGGCAGTCTAAAAAGAGGCCAACAGACTCAATTTGAAAGCATACGTTTAACCACTAAAACATTTACAAAGAGGGCAATCGCTGTACACGGTAAGCTATATAATTACTCTAAGGTAAACTATACGGGCGCAAATAACAAAGTTTGTATTATCGATCCAGTATATGGAGAATTTTACCAAACGCCTGGGGCACATTTGTTTGGTAACGGTTGCCCTGAGCGTTCAGTAAATGGTGAACACTCTATTCATCGAGATCATATAATACCGCTTGCAATTCTTGGTTCACGAATGCGAGGAGAAGTAGATTATAAACGGCCACTCTATAAATTTCTCAATAGCGCGGCGAACATTCAAAATATTACGGGGCAAGATAATGTTCAGAAAAGTGATTGGATCGAGGTTAATGGTAAGCAGCTTCGCGCTCGCGATGTATCAAATAACTATACAATCATAGCATCTTTATCAAAAGATTTATTAGGGATGGATATTAGTACTATCTTACAAGAAGACCAGGAGTTCCTCGCCAGCAAGCCCGCGTGAACGAGTGATAAGCTTATCGTAGTGTGCTTGATAGTTCATTCAGGTTAAAATTCTGGTTCTTCGCCTTCTGGAGGTGTGCCATACATCGTCTTGACGAAATCCTTATGTGCAAGCATTTCCATCTTCTTCAATTCCTGTATCTTGCGGAGCTTGTTCAAATGTCTCAAGGTTAATCTGGGGCGGCGAGTATCATTCAACTCAGTCTGATTAGATTCGTCATCTTCTGGGAAGTAATTTTCCAATAGCATCTCGGCAGTCTCACACGTACTCATGTGTATGTCATCTGATTCAGACCATTTTGATGAAACAGTCTTCATGATTTGATATTCGTCTCGCATAGGAACTGTCCAATAAGCG